ACGTTGGATAGACGCTGATAATGTACGTTTTCATTATGGTTTACCGCAAAAAGTAGGTGGTTGGCAAAAGATTGTTAATAATACAATTATTGGTGTAGCAAGAGATATTCATGCATGGTCTGATCTAAACGGTGTACGGTACACGGCTCTTGGAACTGATAGAAAATTTTATATTTATACAGAGGGTACGATTGCTGACGTAACACCTATAAGAAAAACAACAAGCAGTATTTCAAATCCTTTTACTACAAATGGAACAAACAATGTTACAGTAACAGACAGTGGTCACAATGCTTTGATTGGTGACTTCGTAACCTTTGATTCTTTTTCAGCTATTGATGGATTAGACATGAATGCAGAATTTGAAATTACATCCATAACTAACACTAATAGTTATGTTGTAACACAAACAAGTAATGCTTCTGGATCTACAAGTGGTGGCGGAGGCACTGGTAATATTAATTATCAAATAAGTATTGGACCTGATGCTTCTGTATATGGCTATGGTTGGGGTATTGGCACATGGAATACAAGTACATGGAATACACCAAGATCAACGTCTACCGTTACACTTGATGGTCGTAACTGGAGCTTTGATAATTTTGGTGAAGATTTAATTGCTACAGTACATAAAGGGGGTACATTCAGATGGGATACGTCGGCTGGTACAGGAACAAGAGCTACAGTCATTTCTCAAGCTCCAACAAATTCAAGATTTAATCTCGTATCAATGCCCGATAGACATATATTTTTATTTGGTACAGAAACAACGATAGGTAATTCAACAACACAAGATGATTTATTTTTACGATTCTCTTCACAAGAAGATTTTACAACATGGACACCTACAGCAACAAATACGGCAGGGTCATTTAGAATACAAGATGGATCAAAGATTGTATCAGCAGTTAGATCTAGAAACGCTGTGCTGGTATGGACAGATAACTCATTACATGCTTTACAATTTGTAGGAGCTCCATTTACATTTTCATTAGTGCAGTTAGGTGCTAATTGTGGCGCCGTTGGTGTGCATTCAGCCGTTGATATTAACGGTGTAGCATATTGGATGTCACAAAATGCTTTTTACCTTTACGATGGTACAGTTAAAAAATTACCTTGTAGTGTACAAGATTATGTATTTGAAGATTTTAGTATTGCAAATTATGCTGAAACATACGCAGGTATTAATTCTGAGTTTAATGAAATTACTTGGTTCTATCCTTCTTCTAATTCTACACAGATAGATAGATCTGTAAGTTATAATTACTTAGAAAAAACTTGGTATACATCTAATCTTGATAGAACAACGTGGTCTGATTATGGTGTCTATCAACAACCTTATGCAACAAAATATTTTCCTACAACTACAGCTACAACTCCTACAGTCATAGGTTTAACAGATGGTGCTTCTACATTTTATGAACACGAAGTTGGTTTTGATGATGATGGCACAGCTATGACTGCATTCATAACGTCAGGTGATTTTGATATACAAGATGGTCAACAAATGCTTTCTATAAGTAGAGGTATACCAGATTTTAAAGATCAAGTAGGTGATGCAACAATAAAACTAGGTTTTAAATCATTCCCATCAGAGACAGCTTCAACAATATCAAGAAGTGTAACTACAAGCACGACAAAATTTGATTTACGTGGTAGAGGTAGACAAGCAAATGTAGACATAAGAAGCACTGCAGCAGGCGCTAATTGGCGTTATGGTACGCTAAGACTAGATGTTAAACCAGATGGAGGTAGATAATGGCTAAAATAGCAACAACAAGATTACCAGATTCAACACCTGAATATGAAGCATCACAATTTGATGCACTAATTCGTGTGCTTGAACAAATTACACAACAATTAAACTTTGGATTTCAACAAGATATAAAAGATGAATCCACAGCAAGGAGTTTCTTCCTTGGCTGATTTATTTAAAAGTTTTTCTAAGACTGCTACAGGATCTAATACAGCAGTTTACACGGTGCCTACAGCTAATGAAGGCGCTGTTCCACCAATTTTACCTACTACAGCTATTGTAAAAAGTATTAGATTATCAAATCAAACAGGTGGTGCTGTGACAACAACTGTTGCTGTACTAGATTATGATGCTAGTTCACCTTTAGAAATTGAATTATATAAAGATAGTTTGGCTGATGGCGCAGAATTAGAGGTACTTACACATCCTGTCGTTTTAGAACAACAAGATGCTGTTAAAATACTTGGAAATAATGTAAAAATATTGGTAAGTTTAATGGAGATTACATAATGGCAGACGATAGCATAGGTAAAAAGGTACAAGACGCTGAGCAAATTGGCACAGAAAAAGTAGGTGATAAAGAAATACCTATTTTAAAACCTGAAGTGTATGTAAAAATTTATTGTAATAATTGTGGTAATGAAGTTGACGAAGAAGAGAAAGCCACTGGCACATGTAACGACTGTGGTAAACTTTGGGCTGAAACAAAAGCCAAAGACGTTACCATCAGAGTCGTTAAAATGCCTGGTACTTTTGGTGAAGGTGGAGAACTTTAAGTTCGCAAAGCTTTTATAAGCTCTGGCTCTGATTTCTTACAATCACAATCTCCATTACAATGTTGATCAACATTTTTAACATGTCTTTCTACATCTCTTTCCATAGCTATTAGTCTTTCATGATATTTGCTCACCTTATCTGCAAGGTAGGCAATGGCTTTGTTTATTTCTTGGTTTTCCATATTTGCTCCTGTGATTGTTAATTTTGGTGAGAACCTAATGTAAACATGTTTTGATTGAAATCAACAGAACTTTTTAAAATTGTTTTCTTGACAACTAATTCTTTTCAGAATAGCCGACGTGCAAATACTCTACCTTTGTTACCCAACCTTTTGGTATAGCAATGGCACCACCTCCATGGTTATCATCTTTATCTGTGCACCAAGAACGCATAATAACTATCTTTTCATCGGTATTTACAACCATCCACCCTACTTCTTGACACACGGCCAACGGTGCATTAATTATATCTTTTATAGGCAACCAACCAGTTTCCATATCACGAGCGTCTAACCACGTTACACGAACCATAGGAACCTTTGTAATATCAAAGCTCATTTGTAGTTGCACATTACTAGAAATTTGCCTATAATTATATGATTAATTAGGCTTATTTCACAAGGCCAGCCTCCTTGCACTATTTAACAATCATGATTTGCAAAAGGAGAACATGCTAAAAAAGATTTTTAAGTCTGCTAAGAAGTTAGTACAAAAAGCAGCGCCTGTAATAGGAGCTGGATTAGGCTATCTTTACGGTGGACCCGCACTAGGTGGAGCATTAGGCTCTGGTTTAGGTGCAGGTATAGGTAGTTTAGTTGGGGGCAGAAGTCCTCAAGAATCTTTGCGTAATGCTTTACTAGGTGGAGCTGCAGGATATGGAGCTACAAGATTTTTAGGCATGACACCAGGTGCAGGTCTTGGTGGTTTATTAGGTGGTGGAGGGGCTACTTCCGCAGGAGGTCTTACTATTACACCCGGAGGAGCTGGAGCAGCTAATGCTCAAGCCGCAGCATCAATGAAAGCTGCAGGTATTAAAAATTTAGCTGGAGGCAAAATGATATCACCTAACGCACTTCAAAAAGCTGCTGCCCTTATAAAAGCAAAACCATTAACAAGTGCCGCTCTTCTTGCAGGAGCTACAGGTTTAATGGGTAGTGAACAAGAACAAAAAGATTCAGAAATGATGCCTAGTGTATTTGGTACAGTAGATCCTTTTAAACAATTAGGACAAGCAGATATTATGCCAACAAGTATTATTCCTTACTCACAATACGGTTCTAGTTTAATGGGTAAAAGAAATGGTGGTATTATAAGTTTGCAAGAAGGTGGTTTTCCCCGTAAGAATGGTAAGATAGCAGGACCAGGAACAGAAACAAGTGATGAAATACCAGCAATGTTAAGTGATGGTGAATTTGTTGTTAATGCAAGAACGGTAAGAGGATTAGGACAAGCAATGGGTGGTACAGGAAAAGAAGATACTAGAGACAGAGGATCAAAATTCTTGTATAGTCTACAAAAAAATTATGGAGGTAAAGCTTAGTGAGTACAACAACTCAAATACAGAGACAACCAGAGTATATTGAAAAAAGAGCTGAACAGCTTTTAGCTTCTGTATTTGGTGATCCAAATGCAACAAGACTATCTGGTGAAAGTGATGCTGATTTTAACTTACGTAAGTTTGGTAGAGCAGGTGTTTCACAACCCGTACCAGGATTTCAATTTGCAGGATTCACGCCTCAACAACAGCAAGCTTTTGGATTAGCAAGTCAAAATGTAGGTGCTTTTCAACCTGCATTACAAAGAGGAATGTCAACAGCAGACCTAGGGGTTGCTGGTTTAATTGGTGGCACACAAGCTTTTCAGCCATCACAATCACAAGCTTTCATGGACCCGTATCAACAACAGGTTACGCAACAAGCTTTAGCAGAATTAGATCGTCAAGGAGATCAAGCTAGAAATAGATTAGCAGGTCAAGCAACAAGAGCAGGAGTATTTGGTGGTTCTAGATTCGGTGTACAAGAAGCAGAACTAGATCGTAATTTACAAGACATAAAATCAAGAAGAGTATTTGAAGATTTATCACGAAACTTTCAACAAGCACAACGTGCTGCAATGGGTGCACAAGAATCACAACAAAGAAGACAATTAATGGCTGGTCAACAGTTAGGTAATCTTGGTAGAGTACAAGCTGGTCTTGGCGCTCTTGGTCAACAGTTAGGTCAACAAGATGTTCAATCACTTCTTGGTGTTGGTGGATTACAACAACAACTTGGTCAAGCACAATTAGAAGCACAAAGACAACAACAAGTTCAAGCACAACGTGAGCCATTTACAAGACTTGGTTTTGCAAGTGATATACTACGAGGCACACCTAGTGGTGGTATCTCCTACATACAAGAACCTAGCACTAGTCCATTTGCTCAAGCACTTGGTTTAGGTATCGCTGGTCTTGGCGCTCTTGGTCAATTTGGTCAAGGCTTTGGTGGTATACAAGACGCTTTTAGTAACATACCAGGTTTAGGTAACTAATGGTTTTACCAATTGCTTTTGGATTAGGTTCTCTAGCCTTAAGAGCTGCTCCTTATGCTATTAGAGGTGCTATGGCTCTTGGAAGAGGTGCAAAGGGTCTTGTTAAACCAAGTAATGTAAAAAACTATTTTGTAGGTGGCGCAAGAAGACCTATTCAAGGACCTGTAAATGTTAATACATTTAGATTTAACCCAAATCAAAAAGGAATAGAAGCATTGGGTATGAGAGGTCAATTACCAGGAATTCTTAATCCAAGTTTTAAAAATATAGCAGGACAGACCGCTGTTGGAACTGGAGGTTTCATGGCTTATGACGCTTTAATGAACAACGCTGAACAAAGTGTAGAAAATAATAAAATAGATGATTCTCAAATAACTGAAACCAAAGGAAAGAAAACTGGAGCAGATAGAAAACAAGCCGCTGAAAGTATGTTAAGTGAAGGCATAAAAAATTTAGCAGGGGAAACAACAGATACACCTGAAGGAGAAAAAGCAAAAGGCATACAGGATGTATTTAAAATAACAAATAAACAATCAAACGATATTAAAGATGGAAAACTTGATGATTATATCAAAGAAAATATGTCCATATTTGACAAGTATTTAGGTGATACAAAAGGAAGAGGTAAAGCTGCGGTATATAATGCCATGGTTCAATTTGGTTTAGGATTGGCTAGTTCTAAGGGTGGTAATCTTGCGGATAAAATAGCAAGATCAGCTAGAGAACCACTGGCAGAGTTTGCCAAAGTAGGGACAGCATTAGCTGACCGTGCCGATAAAATAAAAATGGCAGCAGTAGAACAAGGATTAAAACAGCAACAACAAGAAAGAGAGTTTGCACAAGAAAAAGAACTTGCAGAAATGGACGCTACAGGAGGAACAGACTTTCAACAAAATTTAGCAACAATACAATTAATGGCTCCTGATTTAAATTCAAAAGATCAAATAAGATTAGCAAGAGGATTAAAATTAGGTGAGACTAAAGAAGAATATATTAGAAATAATATAACTAATTGGATGGGTGTAACTGGTGAAAGTCAGGAAGAGGCACAACAAAATTTAGGTAATATTTATGATGGTAGCACAGGATCTTCTGTTTCGTATGAAGATGCATTCGTTGCAACAAAAGAAGCCAATCCAAAAGCCACTGATGAGGAAATAAATAAATTTTTAGCAGACCAAGGCATTACTCCTTCAAGTTAATATGGTCGATTTAATCGTTCCTGATATTCTTAAGAAAAAAGAAGATGAAGAAGAAATTAAATTTATAGTTCCTGACATTCTTAAAAAAAATAACATATCAACAAAAACAGAAAAAGCAGTAGATGATAAGAAAACAGGATTAATAACATCTGCCGTGGCTGGTATAGGATCTGGTGCGGTAAAATCTGTTGAAGGAATCACGACCCTTGGAACTACTTTAGTTGATTTAGGACTTGGAACAGACTTAACAAAAGATGTAGAAGATTGGTTTGATAGCACAAAAACTTTTACAAAATTAGAAGATTTAGCTGACGATAGATGGACAGGATCTGTTACAGAAGTATTAACACAACTTGGTGTACCAGGCGGTATAGCTTTAAAAGCATCTGGTAAATTATTAAAAGCAAAGAACGCTGGTTTATTCACTAGAAAACCTGTGATGACAAGAGCGCTGTCCGTAGGGTTGGCAGAAGCTGCAGCACATACACAAGATTTAGGAACAATAGGAGACGCTGTAGGTTTTGGATTAACGGAAACAGATAGTCAAGAAGGTTATGTAGGAAGAAGAGAGGCTTTTAGACGTTTAAAAAATAGACTTAAATTTGGAACAGAAAGTGCGTTAGGGTTCGGTCTTTTTGATAAAATATTATTACCGGGATTAAAGGGCATAGGGACTTTAATGAGAGGTAGTGATGGTAAGATATTTAGTTTTGGGAAAAAAGGAGACATATTACACAATCCAGCTGAGGTAACTTACTTAGAGAATGGTGTGCCTGTTTCAAAAACAGCAGAAGAAGGTTTTGCTTTTAATAAAAATAATATTGTTCGTTACATAGATAAAATATTTTCATACGCAAGATCACGAGCAGATAATCCTGAAGCAATGTTCATGTCTGAAAAGAGAATGATTGCCGCTAACAGAGCAGCAGTTGGTGATGCTAGTCGTTTAGCTCAAGATTTATTCACTGATACAACAAAAATTTTAGAAAAAAAATTTAACAAAAGGATGGATGGTAAAATGATACGTGAAAGAGATAAAGTCATGGAAATGTTTTATGATTATCTAACAACTAATCCTACAAAAGATGTTAAAAAATTTCAAGAGATAGGAGAGCGTATTAAAGCCATGGGCTTTGGTGATGTGGTTCCTATTCTAGGGGGTATGCGTAGTAAAATAGATACTCTTTCAAAAAAAATTATGGCAAATCCTTTAGCACAATCTGCTGATCCAGGTGGAACTAAATTTATTGATACAGTTTCAGCTAACATCGGTGAGTACTTAACAAGAAGCTATAGATTTAGTGGTTCAACAAAACAAAATTATATTAAAGAATTAAAATCAACGACTGAAGGTACTTCAATAATAAATAAAGCAAAAGGTTACATAGCATCGAAAATTCCTTCATTGGGAAGTGCTGTAAAAGAAGGAGATAATATAGTTGGATTTACTCCTAAAGATCCTCAAATGGCAAAAGCCATGGATGATTACATTGATACCATACTTCAAACGGGAGATGAGACTGGAGTTGGAGATGTATTGGTAAAAAGAAAAGTTGTAGATGCAGAAATATTTAAAAAAAGAAGAAATCTACCCAAAGAAATTCGTGACCTTTTAGGAGAAGTAAAAGATCCTAATCAACAGTTTGTAAAATCAGTTGCTAAAATGGAAGATTTTTTAAATTCATCAAAGTATTTTACAGAAGTGTATGATGCAGGATTGGGTAAGTTTATTTTTAAAGAAGCTGCATCTGGTGATGGTGTTAACTTTACAGAAAAAATTGTGACATCAAATCCTTTTAATCCTTTGAATGGTAAATTTACTACAGAAGCTGTGGCAAAATCCATAGCAAAATTTTCTGATGATACACAAGGAGGAAGCACATTAGGAGCTTTGTATAATACCTTTTTGTTAGGACCAAAAGCATTAACACAAGAAATGAAAACGACTCTTTCACCTATCACACACTTTAGAAATCTTATTAGTGCGTTATCTTTTTCTGCTGTTAATGGTAATTTATTTAAACCAGGCGCATTTGCAGAGGCTAAGAGAGTGTTATTTCCTAATTTAAAAAGTCAATTAGCATCTGATTTTAAAAGAAAATTTAATACCGTTGAAGATTTGCAAGGTCAATTTGATGAGTATCAAAAACTACAGAGACTTGGTGTTGTAAATACAAGTGCTAGATTAGGAGACTTACAAAGAACTTTGGATGAAATATCAGAAGGTGTAGACAATATGACAGAGCTTGGAAAGACACAAACTTTTCTTGATTCTCTTGGTAGAAAATTTGAAGGGTTTGATCCAATTAGAAAAGGTGCAAGAACATTGTATCAAGCTGAGGATGATTTCTACAAAATACAAAATTTTTACGCAGAAAAGGAAAAAATTAACACACTATTTCAAAAAGAGTTTTTAAATAATAATACAAGTTTTACTACAAAGTATGCAGATCTTGCAAAAAAATTTGGTATTGATGATATAAATGCACCTGTTAGAAAAAATGATAATGGAGAAATAATTGAAGCATCAGGAATAGATAGATTTATTGATCAGTATGCTGCTGACATTGTTAGAAATAATATTCCAAATTATGATTATGTTGGAAAAGGAATACAGCTTCTTCGTAAACTACCCTTTGGTAACTTCGTTGCTTTTCCTGCAGAGATAATTAGAACAGGAGTTAATACCATTACAAGAGGAGTAAAAGAATTTAATGATCCTTTACTTCGTGGAATAGGTATGACGAGACTTGGTAGCATGGCAGTATTTGGACTTGGTTCTGGAAAAGCTTTTTCAGAAATGGGTCAATTAATAAGTGGCGTAAGTAATGAACAGATAAATGCTCTTAAAGAATATCTACCAGAGTGGTCAAAGAATTCTGACATCATACCAGTTAAACAAGATGGTCAATTATATTACATAGATTACTCACATACTAATGCATATGATGCACTCACTCGTCCATTTAGAACAGCATTAAATGAAATGAGAAAGGGTGCAATAGACGAGGAGGGCTTTATACAAAATATGACAACAGCAGCTATTGCTGGTGCATCCGAAACAATGAAACCTTTTGTAGAAGAAGCAATTTTTACTAACTTTGCAGCAGATATATTTTTAAGAGGTGGACAAACTAAAGAGGGGTCAAGAGTATATAATCCAGAAGATCCTTTGGGAGATAAAATAAGTAAAGTTACTATTGAAGCGATGAAAGTATTTGCGCCCGGATCACTAACACAGTTTGGTAGACTGGGTTTAGCTGCATCAGGTAGTTTTAATGATTTAAATAGAAAGTATAAAGTATTAAACGAAAGTGCTGGTGTTCTTGGATTTAGAATACAAGATCCTTTTTTAGAAGATGCTTTAGGTAAATACAAAATATCGGAGTACAGAAGACGTGTAAGAGATGCCAAACAGATTTTGACCAGAGATTTACAAAGAGGTTTGGTCAGTACTGAAGAAGCTGTAAACATATACAACAAGGCAAATAGAGCGAAATTAGATGCAGATAAACAAATGTTAAAAGCTATAAAAGCGGCAGAAATTTTAGGTGTTTCAAAAACAAAAATAAATAAATTTTTAAATGACAGATTAAGTAAAAAAGAAAAACTAGCTCTTATAAATAATCAGTTTACTCCATACACCATACCTGATTATATGAAAAAAAACTTACGTGACACAGAAAAACTAAGAGGGATGCCTAACTATAGAAAGAATATATTAGATGCAATAAACAGCAAATTTAGAGAGCTTAGAGGATCACTTTTATTTGATAATATTGATGGTATATTTAAGGGTAAAGAAAACATTGGTGGTAGTGCATCTCGTTTTCTTGAAGGACCTTTTGGTTCTGGAGAGTCAACACCACTCACAACTACTAGTCCTCTAGAAACAATTAAACAGCCTACAATCAACATACCAAATTTATCTGGATTAGTAATACCAGATATCTTACAACAAAGTTCACAAAATACTGGCACAATAGCACCATCAGATAGATCTCAACTTGCCAAAAGCGGAGATATTGATATAACAGAAGCAATAGCAAATAGAGGACAATAGTATGCCACCACCAAGACGTAGAACTAGAAAAAAACAAGGCGGAAAAGGAGGCTCTCGTAGAGGGAGACCGGGCGGTTCAGCAAATAAAAGAAGCTTTAAACAATTCAGAGATAGAAATAGGCCAAGCCCTAGTAAAAGAACAACGACCAAGTTTGATGATAGAGGTAGAGAATCTGGCATAGCTGCAGCTAATCAAACAAATACAAATACTAAAATTAAAAGCTTAGAACAAAGTGTTGGTAGTCTTGATAGACGAATTAATAATGCTCTAGAAAAAGGTAATACAGATTTAGCAAAAGATCTTCGATCAAGATTAAATACATTTACAACGAGATTAGGTGATGAAAGAGCAAAGCAAGTACCGGGTGGTGTACTAAGAACTGATAGTGGAGCTATGCTTAAAACAAGTGATGGTCGCCCTGTCTTTACTAATGCAGGTCTAGCATCCTTTCAAGATACAAAGAATAGAGACTTCTTAGATCCAACAAGAAAATTACAAAATGAATATCCAAAAGAGTTTGCAAAGATGTATCCTGTTACCAATCAATTACAGCAAGGACTTCCGGGAACTAGACTTGCAAAAGGACTTTTAGGTATTGATCAAAAACAAATACCTTACGCAGGTGATCAAATGCCTGGTGAAAGATATCTTTTAGATACAGGCTTTGGTGCAGGTGCAGGTGCAGGTGAACCAGAGGCAATTACAATAGATGATTTTGATAAAGGATTAGACGTTGCTCCACCAGGTGTTCCTTTAAATCAACAATTAATTATTCCAAAAGTAAAACCAAAACCAGATGCTTCAGACCCCAGTTTTTTGGAATTACTACTTGATGCCAATCGTAATGAGCCAGGGATACAGGTATTTAATACAAATCCTACACCGGGAGAAGATCGAAGTTTAAACTTAGCACCAAACTTTTTAAAAGATATTGGTACAGCCTTTGACGCAGATCCTAATACTCCGGGCATACAAGTATTTAATACAAATCCAAGTGGCAATAGAAATGTAAACATGCAAGTAAAAGAACCTCCTATTACAGGATTAAAAGATGAAAATATAATTATGCCGGGAACTCAGGTAAGTGGAGAGAACTTTGCCAATCAAGTTGCGGAAAATAATATGCAGCTAAAACAAAACGTAGTCGCTAACCCCGAACTAAATGATCAACAAAAAGAACTAATATTAAAAGAAATAGATGATCTTACAGGATTTGAATCTACAAGTATGTTACCTCCTAGTAATGCTGATCCAGTTGAGTTTGATCAGTATGTTGGTGATGCTTTAGCTAATTTGGGACAGCCTCAAATAAATACACCAGCGATAGCTGATCCTAGTGTTGCTAACCCACAAACTGAAGCGGATGCTTTATCTATTTTAAACTCATTAGATAACACTGTTGACGAACGTAGTCTTTTTGAAAGATTATTTGATTCTAATCCTGATCAACCTGGAACACAATTCATTAACTTAAATCCTAATAGATAATGAATCTATCTGTACGTGATTGGATATGGATCATGGGTATTGTAGCTGGTATTGCTACAACGTACGGTATGATGTCATCACGGGTCACGGCCATTGAATCAAAGATAAAAGATTTAGATATGCTTCGTATTGATACACGGCTCTCGGTTATTGAAGTACAAGTCATAGAAATAAACGAGAAACTAGATAGACTTATAGATTAAGTTTCTTTTGATACATCCTCTACACATTGAACTCTATAACTAAAATATTTATTTAATTCATATTTTACAAATCTACGACCAAGATCTTCACACTCTTCTCTTGTTGGAAACTTCTCCTGTAATACCATTTGATTACCTGTATAGACCCATGTTGAACCATTAAATCCCCATAAACTTACCACCAATAAAAATATCTTAGTCATTTTTATAGAAGTAGCATTTTCCTTCCTTAGTTACCATGAGTAATTTGACGCCCATATTTTTTTGTGTTTCAGTTAAAATTCTTTTTATCTTATATCCAGCATGTGTGCCTGTTTTCCGTATGCTTTCACTCTTAACGTCTATCTTTATAATATTTCCATCATCATCCATAGCAATCACGTCGCACGGCCCAAGGCCACTGACATTATCAAATACATAGTAATCATTTTCGGTAAGCCACAGTATGGCTTTTGTGTGATTTAAAAAACCTTTTTTATGTTTTCTATCCAATCTCGCCCCACGAAGAACCAATTTCACAATCTACTTTAGAAGGCACTCTCATGTCCACAGCATTTTCCATGATCTCTATTATCTTTTTTCTCTCTTCTTCTGTAGAGAAAGAAATATCTAGCTCATCATGTACTTGGATCAAAGGTGTAATACCCTCCTTAAATACATCTATCATTGCTTTCTTCGTTTGATCGGCAGCAGAACCTTGAATTAATCTATTCAAAGCTTTGTATGTATAAGCACGTTTAATCTTATGACCAAAACCATATTCTATTTCAGCTTCTTTCTTTGGCATAGCCTTGTGCATACCAAATGAATTAGGTTCCCACATATCGAACCTACATTTTCTTTGTAGTAATGTCTTAATGAAGCCATATTGTGAGGCTCTGGACATGCTTAAATCTGTTAGTTCCTTAACAAAAGGAACAGTAGAATGATAATTATTAAAAACATCTTCTATCTCCTCTTTTTCAAGTCCTAGTTCACTCATAAGTTTTCCCTTGCCCATTCCATACATCATCCCTAAATTGATTGTCTTGGCTTGTTTTCGGTCTATATCAGCCATGTCTGCAACTGTTTGATGGAAATCAATATTACCATTTGTGTATCCATCCACTAAAGTTTTGACTCCTCTGAGCGCTTGTTGTCCTTTTTTCTCCTGGTTTTCGTTAATAACTGCAGCATAATGCACCAAAAGACGTGGTTCTTGCTGTGAATAATCAAAGCATCCCCACTTCTGACCCTCTTCTGGTATAAATAGTTGTCTTATTTTAGGACCAATATCAACATTTCTAGCAGGAATTTGTTGTAAGTTTGGATTTTGCATACTTAAACGTCCTGATATGGTACCACCAGTCTCTGATCTCAATTGATTGACATCTGCATGTATACGTCCTTTGTGTTCATGACGAAGAATAGAATCTATAAATGTTGTTCTTGCTTTGTTAAACTCTCTTGCCTTTACAATACTCTGTGCAAACTTATGATTGTGTGTTGCTAAAAAGTTTTTATCAAAGCTTGGTAATCCTGTAGGTGTTCTCTTGTATTTTATTTTAAGTTTATCAAAAGCTTTTGCAATTGATAGAGGTGCTAGTATTTCTACTTCAAAGCCACATGTTTTAAATAAATAATCTAAGACTTCTTTTTCTGAGCGTTGAAAATCTTTTTTTATTCTATCTGCCTTTTCAAGATCTATTTTTACACCTTGTTTTTTCATAGCGAATAAAACATTGAACAGCTCTGACTCTAAATTAAAAACATTATTTAAGTTCTGTGTATTTATTTCTCGTTGTAATACATGCCAAAGTTTTAATGTAACAGCCGCATCTTGTTCACCATAAGGACCAACATACATAGGAGGCAGTTTCCACATCTCACTCTTTGCATTAACACCCCATTCTTTTGCAGCTTCATACAACAAAGCTTCTGATTTAGTTTCACCAACATATTCTTTTGATAAATCTTTTAGAGAGTAATTAAATCTATTCTCATTTATTAATGGAGCTGCGATCATGGTATCTATTATTTTACCATGAACTTTTAAACCCATAGCATCTAGCCATCCAACATCATACATGGCGTTGTGAAATATTTTATCACAAGGTAATTCTAAAATTGTTTTTAATTGTCTTTTAAATATCTTCTCGTCAAAGTTACCACCACCCTCATGAGCAATAGGATAGTATCCTTCCCAACCATCCACGGCCAACGCAACACCAATAACTCTTCCTCTTTTCGTAGCCCATCCTGGTCCTACACCACTATTTAATCCATCATCTTTTGTTTCTAAATCGATAGCAATTTCTTTTGCATCGGATAAATCTGGAACAGACTCTGGTGGTATCCACTCACTTGGTGTTTTAAACAAGGAGGGTTGATTCACTTTTCTCTTTCGTTGATCTCCCCTGCAATAGAGGCATAAGCAGCTAAGTCTACATAGCTGTCTTTTTTATGTGCATGCATTAGTCTAGCCACCTTCACCAAAGCCATACACATCGCCACATCATGTGCTGTAATATTTTTCTGGAGGAATATTGACCACAATGCAGCGATGTTCTCATGATTCTTAAGTTTATCGCCGTAGTCATCTTGACGATCCCCTTCAACTAATTCTTTTGCTTGTTGTAAAATGTTGCTGCAAATCATTTACAACTCCTTAAACTCTCTGTTTGATTTTGATGAAATAAGATGCAAAGATTTCTTTGCCCTTGTCGCTCCGACATAAAACACTCTCCTTTCGTCATCAATAACTTTACTCAAATTATTGTCTACCTTTGTAGGTAGATCTTTTAATAGCATAACATTGTCTGCTTCGCCACCCTTTGATGCGTGTATCGTAGAAATTTTTATATTTTTCGATTTATGAAAATCCTGGTCTCTATCCATAGCAGAATTAATATATCTTGTTTGTTCTGCTGGTATTTTATCTAGTGCAAAGTTCCATTCTGTATTCGAATCGACATTCAAACCATGGCTCACGACCAACGATTCATAGTTATATTGCACTTCATCACTAGCACTTTCTAAATTTTTAAATCCTCTTTCAATACCACTATTACCAGAAATGTAATGATAGATATCTTTTACGATTGGTAACTCAATTGATTGTCCTTCTTGTATTTTTTTCCAACCTTTAATTGCACTCATCATTTTATCTGAAACAGAAGACCGTCCTTTGTATTCATAAAAGAATCCTTTTGTTTTTAAATCTTCAATGAATTGTTCTGCTATATAATTTGTTCTAGCTAATACTAACCACGATCCATTGGTTAAGTCAATTGATGGATTAAAACACGTGCGATGATATTTAACTAAACCCTCTCTATCTTTTGGCTGCCAATCTTTTGGAACTCTATCTCTTACTTTTGTTATTAAATTATTTGCAAGTCGGTGAATAGATTTTGGTATACGATATGATTGATTCAATACAGTTCTCTCTCCACCAATTAGTCCAAGTCTTTTTGTATCTGCACCAGCCCAATCAAAAATTGCCTGGTCATCATCACCAGCTACATATGCACGTTGACAGTTTCTAATTATTAGTTCAACCATTTGCCACTGTATAAAACTAAGATCCTGTGCTTCATCAATGATCGCTACATCTAATCTTGGTGCATCTTTTCTTTCATTAAATTTTAAAATCATATCTGTAAAATTTAATTTGTTTTTTCTTTTTTTAAAATTTTCTATGCCTCTATCAATGTAACTTAAAAACTCAAAGCCTCCTCGTATATGTTCATCGCTTTGTAAAAAAGCTGCAGACAAAGAAATATTTTTTACTTTAGCTGTATCAATTATTTTTAAATAAGGATCTTGTGGTTGTGATATTCCTAGATCTCTTACCGTTTTATTTGGATTAACAATATTAACTTGTAAGTAATCAGATAACTCTTTGTAATCTTTATCACCCATAACATCAGCATTCTTTAATCCTAAAAATTTAAATGCCATACTGTGTAATGTTCTAAAATATCTTAGATCTTTTTTATCTAAACCAAACTTAATAGAAGCTCTTTCTATCGCTTCATCTGCAGCTTTGTTTGTAAAAGCAAAGTATCCTATTCTATCTGGTGGTGTTCCTTGTTGTAATTCTTTTTCAACAATGTTTAATAAATGAGTTGTCTTACCTGTACCAGGTGGACCAAATATTATATTAATCTTTTTGCTGTGCTTGTCTTGTAATATCATCTTGTATCATCATTAAGTTTAATTTTATCATCTTCAAATCATTGACTAATATTCTTTTTGTTAGCTTTGCTGATTTGTTTTCTGCTTTAGCTACTAGTTGTGCAGCTATACCTAAAGTTTCTTTAATTAGTTTTTCCATTCATCACCTCTAAAATTGTCTTCCCTATGTAGTAAGGTATCTGTGGTACCAAACTATTGCCTAATGATTTAAGTCGGTCCACCCTTTTGGGTATCCCATGAGCCACTCTACCCACGTCGGGTTCAACTGCCCAGTTGTTTTCTCTCTGCCACCCTCGTCGTCTATTACTATCGTTGTTAGACTCTTCTGTGTTCCCTTCTTCCCGGTATCTCTCCTCTGATATCCCAGTCTCCCTTCGTGAGCTGCTGGGGTTGGATACATTTTCCTGTGTTGATACTCTATTAGAGCGTCCAGTCTCACTCCGTATTTCGTTCCCGTCTTGTCGCTCTGACGATAATACTTCCCGTCCTTCTCCTTGATTGTTCCACTGCCCCCTTTGTAATCTCTCTGACTCGGTGTTGGCCACATCAAACCCGGATGTGCTACTTGATCGTTCAAACTGATTGGCATTTTCTTGTCGAGTTTCATTTTCATTCTCTTCTCGGAGCTCGGCCCTCGGCCCCCGTGGGCGTCTGGAGTTCGCCACAATCCAGACTCTTTCTCTTTGGTGGTTGGCGCCGATGCTCGAAGCTGAAATACTAAACGGCCTAACGGCGTAGTCTTCACTCTCCAAGTCCGAGATAACGGTGTCGAGACCGAGTTTAATGTGTCCACTAACATTTTCTCCAATAACCCAAGTTGGCCTGAGTTCTTTGACAAGTCTAAAATATTCTGGCCAGAGGTGTCTTGGATCTTCTTCACCTTTTTTTCTACCTGCGACGGAGAAAGGTTGGCAAGGGTATCCTCCTGTAATGATATCGATGGAATCAATTCCATCTGCTTTGAGTCTTTCATAGTTCAGCTCCTTTATATCTTTATATTGTTTAACATGAGGCCAATGTTTTTGCAGCACTTGTCTTGGATATTCTTCAATGTCACAAAACGCAACTGTCTCAAAACCACCAGTAGCTTCAAGTCCAAGACTAAAACCACCGATGCCACTAAATAAATCTAAGTGTTTTAAAATGGTATCTCCTCTTCTGTTTCTAAATTTTTTTCTGGAAGAGGTAATTCATTATCTCTTTTCTTAAACCAATCAGATTTCATTTTCCAAACTCTTGATTGAATTTTTTCTATATACTTCCTGGTATTCTCTGCTCCAAGATCATTTAGTCTAGCTGCAATTCTTGTTGCTTCAAAACCTTTAAACCGTTGCTTTTCTAAATAAGAGATTAAGAATTCCATTTTAAAATATACATGCCCATCTTCTTCAAGTGCTTTACCATAATTTATTTCATCAGCATGTTCGGCTCTTCCTTGGTCATTAACAAAAGAAAATAAGTGCTGATCAAATCTACCATGTAATGTAACATCCTCACCCATTTCAATAACTTCAACAGCGTCTGCCAGCTCTTGTATTTTTCTTTTCCATTCTTGTTTTGGTATTTCATTTAAAATAATATTTGTTTGATCAAAACATGCGAGAACAAATTCATTTTGATTATACAATTGTTTTGTTGTTACAACTACTGTGTGTCCATCTACATTTAAATACCAAATAGAATTCTCTGATTGATATTTTTTTAGATCACTAAACTTATGTTCATAGCTACCACCAATACCGAACTGTCGTTGACGACATGCAGGTGCATTACAAAATGCACACATTGGTTGGTCTTTACATTTATAATTGTAATCTGTTTTTGTATGTTGTTTAATTGTTTTTTCTACTTGTGTGTAAGACAAAGGCTTACGCATATATTTATTATTAAACTCACCTATCTTGTCTTGCCATTCATCTGGCCATTTCTTTTTTGCATACACAGCATAATGATACAAAACATTATCACGACCACCCTCTTCTATTCCATCTGTCATTAATATTTCCAGGCATGGTGGACCATCTGACATCTCTGTATCTGTTGGACTAATTTCTAATTTATAAAATTCTTCTTTTGTTATTTTATTTTTTTCATACAACTCAAAAAATTCTTCAAGTGTTGCAGCTTCACCGTCATCATTAAATGCGTAACGCATTGTATCGCTTGCATTAAAGTATGGTAAATTTAAAAATGATCCTGTGTCACCACGTTCTTTATTTAATTTAACTTGCTTTGGAAATATTTCTGACGATCCATAACCAAGAGCTGCACTCATCTCTGTTAGTTTATTTCGTACATCTTTTGCTTCAATTGGTTTATCAAAAAATAAAAACAAATGTGCCCCTCCACTTTTAGAACGACACATTGTTATTTTTAAATTAAGTTTTTTTATTCTATTGAGTATGGATTTATGATCTAAAGGATAAGTATCAATGTCAATACAACCCCAAGTACAACTGCTATCATCTCTAATGGGGACAATTCCAAGACTAGGCGCCTTACCCTCAAGATGATTTTTCCATAGTGCATCTGATACATTATCTCTTTTAGTAACTGCACTGCCACCGACCTTTCCATTCTTAGTATCACCAGGCGTATACTCTCCATACGCACGGGTGAGACCTTGAAATATATGTTTAAATTTTTCTACATTCATGAGACAGCTAAAAATATGCGGGGGCTTTTCAGCCCCCGTTGGTTAAAATGGTACTTCGCTAGACTTGGATTCGTCTTGCTCTGGAACCAGTTTATCTTTTGCTTGCCCCATCTCATCAGAAAAGCTCGATGCTTCTTGGACATGCGCATCTTGTGTTAACATTGAATCAACTTCAATCTTCCACTTGTACCAAGTCTTGTCACCGTTTTTTGCTTTCTCTGATTTTAATGTGTATATGTGCGACCACATAGGTGGAGTAAAATAAATACCACTAGAATTTTTTATCTTCAAATTCTTCATCTTACTATTCCAATTACGACTTGGCGTTAGTTGTGATGATTTCATTGAGATAACTGATTGACTAGTTTCTCCGTTTTCCCCCACGATTAACACAAAGTAATTCGCTGTCTCTTCAATGTAATTACCTGAGTTATCGTTTTTGTAGAACTTATTATCTTCTCCACGTACTGTATCGTCCATGACCGATTTACTTTGGTGCACGGCCACAGGTCCTTTAGCACCACTGCCAACAGGAGCCCACTCAACATACGTTTTGTGATATACACATGGTATAACTTTTACACCACTATCACTTGGCCACCAATCGCCTGTAACAGAATTATAAATGTGACCACTTCTCAGTGACTCATCATTTTCTATTTCTGGTGACATTGCTTGTAAAAGTTTTAACCTTGGAAGCTGGAGGTCATCTGCTCCCATGTCTTCGAAACCCGTTGAGACATTCTCAAATGATTTCATAATTGCAACGGCTGCACTGCCATTGTTTTTTTTCGCTACTACTTTATTCATAATTTACCTTTCACTATTAATAGTTACGATTGCTTGATACTGACTTTATTAAGCCTAAAGGCACCAAACAATTTCTCATCAAAGTCTACACCATCCCTGGCTTTTGCATTCAAGTAAGACCGAAGTGTACTTGGATGTATTGATGAGTTTTCATTCGGAACAAGTCCCGAATTCTCTGCTAGTTGTTTGAATTCTTGAGCTACTTCGTCTTCGCCCTTTTTAAAATCCACACTAACTACATTCTTTATTATATCACCATCGCCTTGATCACGCACCCATTTATGTGCTGCTTCTCTATTATCTTCTTTAATACTACAATAGAGTTGTTCTTTCGTGGTGACTTTAGATCCATCAGTAAGTTTTAATTCTGATACACCTTTTGATTGAAGAAGATCGGTAATGCTATCTGCTAATACTTGTTCTTCTTCTTTTAATTTTTTTAATTTGATTTCTGTTAATTGCATTTGTTCTTGCACAGAACGAATACGCTCAATCTCTGATCCTAATTGACCAAGAGCTTCATCATCAATCTTATTAAATGACTCAGAACTTTTATCTTCAAATAAGTTTATTATATCGGACATATATCTTCTCCCATAATTTTTTATTTTATACTTGCAATATATCTCATAGTCAACTATTAATACATAAAAAAAGAGATGAGTGAATTTAATTTTAAAACGAAGCCATACGAACATCAATTGAAAGCATTGCGTAGTGCCTGGGATAAGAAGTATTTTGCTTACTTTATGGAGATGGGCACAGGAAAATCCAAGGTTTTAATTGATGAAGTGGCTGCCTATTATCTTCGTGGCAAGATAAGTGCAGCTCTTATCATTGCACCAAAAGGTGTGTATCGTAACTGGGAAAGAGGTGAAATACCCACACATCTATCTGATGATGTACCACATGTAGTAGCTGCATGGAGAGCACCAAGTGAAATGACAAAAGATGATAAGAAAAAACTTGGGGATATCTTAGAGCCTAATGGTAAACTTCGAATACTGTTAATGAATATCGAAGCACTAAGCACGGCCAAAGGAACTAAATTTGCGACACAGTTTTTACGCACTTCTAACACACTCATGGCCATTGATGAGTCAACAACAATTAAAACACCGACAGCTTCAAGAACTAAAAATGTATTAAAACTCAGTAACTTAGCTGTGTTTAAACGTATCATGACAGGATCTCCTGTCACCAAGAATCCACTTGATGTGTATTCACAAATGGAATTTTTAAGTAAAGATATCTTACGTCAAAACTACTGGGCGTTTAGATCCAGGTATGCTGTGTTAGTGCGTAGGAATTTTGGCGCACGGTCCACGCAACTTGTCGTTGGATTTCAACGGTTACCAGAATTAAATACAATAATAGATCAGCATTCGTATCGAGTGTTAAAGGAGGATTGTTTGGATCTACCAGAAAAAATTTATACAAAAAGATTTATCAGTTTAACATCAGAACAAGTGCAAGCTTATGAAGAGATGAGACGATTTAATGTTACGGCAATGGATGGTAAGACAATGACAAGTCTATCAACTTTATCTGCATTGATTCGTTTACATCAAATAAGCTGCGGACACATGACCTTTGATGATGGTGAAACAAAAGAAATAAAAAGTAATCGCATGAATGAATTACTAAACATACTTGATGAAGTGGGTGGTAAAGTTATCATCTGGGCTAATTATAGATTTGATATTCAAAACATTCAGAAGACTTTATCTGATAAGTTTGGATCAGAAACTGTCTCTACATATTATGGTGATACAAAAGATAAAGACCGCCAGGATATTGTTGATAGATTTCAAGATAAGAATTCTAAACTAAAATACTTTGTTGGTAATCCCTCAACCGGGGGATATGGTTTAACACTGACGGCAGCTAATACTGTTGTCTATTATTCCAACACGTATGATTTAGAAAAGAGAATGCAATCCGAAGATAGAGCGCATCGTATTGGTCAAAACGATAAGGTGTTATATGTCGACATGATTGCAGAGGGCACGATAGATGAGAAAATAGTTCATAGTCTTCGTGATAAGATTGACATTGCAAGTGCTGTCATGGGGGAAGAAATTAAGAAGTGGGTTATCGAACCTGCTAAGAAAAGAAAGGAGTCCTAATGGACATAAGTAAATATAAATCTGTAGCCACGAAAATGGATACATACAACAAGGCAAAGATCATTGCCAATCATTCTCATAGATCAATTGGAGCTGTCATCTCCATGTTGGTTGATGAAGAATGGAAGAAACAAAAGCCAACTGTTCGAAAAGAATTAAATGGCAAAGCAGCGTAATCTTAAAAAAAGATTATCGGATGAGTGGATGAGGATTAATAAGATAGCGCTCCGTGATCCACGGACCACGAAAGAAATGGCAGTTCGAATGCGTTTACATCGTATTGAATCTATTGTAAGGGGGAGATATGGTAACGATTATTTGTTCGAGCTGCAAGGGCAACGGTTACATAAGGCTGAGATTTGAAGCAGAAGAATCCATCCACCAATGTAAAGTATGTCACTCGCAGGGCGAAATTAAGAAAGAAACAAAAGAAAAGAACCAAGACTCCAAGATTCATTCAAAGTAATCCCACGATATTATTTGACGGAGAGCCACCTTTTTGATACCATGCGCCCGAATAAAGGCCGTGTATGAGTATGAGATTGCCTAATAGTCCTGTGAGTAGAATCTCCAGGTGTTTCAAATGTAATAATCTTGCTGTTGAATTTTGGAATCCAAAGTACAATCGCAGCTACACCGTCGAAGAATGGCTCACTATTTGTGAAGAAGGAAGAGATGCTTTACGCAAGATCCTCAAGCCTATTGTTGAAGACCCTAAGTGGTTCTTTGATTAATTCTTTTTGTTGACATGAGTATCAACAATTCTACCTAAAGCAAACACCATAAACCCTATAAAAACCAGGGCTAAGAGTATTAGCCCTAGTAGTATGTTAGTTATCATATACAGACAATCTCCCCACTAAATTGTAATTCTTCTTTTATTTTATCCTCAATAAAGTCTCTTTCCATAGCATATATTTTAGAGCTCTTTGGAATTACTTTACCGTGTCTGTCTTTTATTTGTATATCATCTTCTTTATCTGTAACTATTCGCCAATAAATAGGATAATATTTTTCTTCTAATTTTCTAAGACTTGTCATTTGTCCTCCAATATTTTCTTTATGTGATCTCTCAATGGTTCAGTTGTTGTGCTGGTAACTTCAACCACTTCTGATCCATCTGGATCTACGGACATAGCTATATCAATTGCTTCTTCTTTGTTGATTGCGTTAACAATCCAGGTGTCTTGCTTGATATAGCGCTCAGTTACCTTGAAAGTTTTTAATCCTTCTTCTTCTTTCAAGCGATCTGCAGCTTCCTCCATGGCCTTTTCTTGTTGCTCCAAGGCCCACGCCCCTGTCTTACTCACTATTTTCTCTCCATCATTGAAATGTTTATAGTAATATCTCTAGAGGAATACTCCCCATTGACAGCTTCATTGTATTCTTCAAGCAAATGAACCAATCTTTTTATATCAATATCTTTTCCAGTTATTGATCCTGTTAATTGATTCTTTCTTTCTTTACCTTTAGTCCAGGTGCTACCCCAATTTTCTATTTTGTATTCATCAATATACATACTGACTCTCCTTTTTGTTTAATCTATATGTTAATTATCCCATATAAATACTAATGTCAAATAAAAATAAACCCCCTCGATAAAGAAAGCTGGATCAAGGGGGAAGGGAGTGAAATATGTTAAAACTATATGTTATACATATAACAAACAAGACTATAGATGTTTTCAAAACATTTTCACTAATTAAAAATAAAAAAAATATGGTGTCTTGTCTGTCTTGTCTGTCTTGTTATAAGAAATGTATATGTATTTCAATCACTTAAGGATAAAAAGTAATAAGACAGCAGTAAGACACCTAAAAAACAGCCGTCTTGTTGCTAAAAATACTATATAATGTATAAAAAACCTATGAATATTGAGACTTTAAGAGATAAATTAACACCCAAACAAATTAAATTTTGTGTAATGTTTGTTCAAGAGGGTGATAAAAAGACGGCAACTGAGTGTGCAATCGCTGCAGGATACTCGGAGAAGAGGGCCAAAGTTGAGGCTTCTGAACTTCGCAAACATCCTGGTTGTGCTGAATATATACGTGAGCTGCGTAATCAAGAAGAAAAGAAATATGAAATTAATCTTCATAAGCATTTGAAAAGATTGGATCAATTGAGTAGAGGTGCGGAAGAAAAGGGTAATTGGAATGCTGCTGTTACGGCTGAGAAATCAAGAGGCCAAGTTGGTGGTTTATATATTGATCGAAAAGAAATTATGCATGGATCTATTGACCAATTAAACCGAGATGAAGTTGATAAACTATTAAAGGATATGGATAATAAATTATCTATTGAAGGGAGCTTTGAAGAGATAGATGACAACGAAACCAGAGACAAAGTTTTGGAAAAGGATAAAGGATAAGTTTACAAAAGTTACTCTAACAAGAATTGAAGCTGTCACTCCGTTAGGACTACCTGATGTGCTTGCTGTATATAAAATCACAGATAAGGATAGAGGACAGTTTTGGATAGAGCTTAAGGTAACTAGGGGTAATTCAATTGGGCTATCTCCTGGCCAAATATCATGGCATATGAGCCATAATACGAACGGTGGAAAATCATTTATCATGGCTACCCCCCTCGGACGAAGAGGCATCTCACTTTTTTCTGGAGCTAGAGCCTTGAGTCTTGCTAAACAAGGCTTGCGCCTTGATCCTTGTGCCTTCTTCCCTGAGCCTTGCGACTTCTCGAAGCTTGAGCATTGGCTCATCGACCATGTGCCTTGAGCCTCGGTTAAAACATCTGATGCAATAATCAGGCTGCGCATTTTTCCCGGCTATCATAAGCTCCAGGGAATATTCCCTGAAGCAAGTATCACAGATCCCTTTAGTGCGCTGCATAACTAACATTCTGTATATTGATATTCCAACAAGCCCGGCAGCTTCTACACTCATTGCCTTGCTTTCCAGCGGGACAACTAAATCCAATTGGCGCTTCATTCTTGCTTACAGTTGACGTCAACCCCACATTGCTATGGGGCTTGCCGTCAATCATTGTAGCTGACACACGTATAGCCAGGTTTCCCGGGAGTGAATGCCCTTCTTTATAGAAAGCTTTCAGGATTCCCGCTTCTCTTGTTGGCAGCCAATGCTTAACGCTTGGCGTTGCCATTGCAACAGCTACAATCTTTTTAAGATGGTCCAGTGACTGTAAGTCTCCTGAATCATGCCATCTAAAATAAGGTATTTTTTTTCCGTAATTACTCACCAATAAAATCATAGCCTCAACCCAATTTGATTTAGTGATCGCTTCGAGTCTGTTGGCGTGAGCATTCTTAACACCTGGAAATGTATACCGCCCTTTTAAAGCGTAACACATCGAACAAGTACTATTCTTTATCAGTCTAAGCTTCGAGCCTACCGCACAATCAAAAGCGCTTAGCCCGTAACCATAGCCTGGCATCTTGGAAGGATTACTTAATCCTCCAACAATTGCCTTAGCTTCTTTTATATTCATATTCACCCCTTTAATAATTATTATATAAGATATCTCCCATAACAATGCAAGTATTAAATTAAAAAAAATTCTTGCGGCCTTGTGCTGCTTCAAAGCTGCTTCAAAGCTGCTTGAGCCCTGGTCCTTGATCCTTGTGCCTGGTGTTATTTTTTAAAGCTGCTTGTGCCCTGGTGAGCTGCTAGCTGTCATCTACCAGGCGAGGACCACCCAAAAGGGTGATCCTCTAGGAGTGCCCCTCTATATAGAGGGGATTATTGAAAG